CAGGAAAATAGACCTGAAATAACTGAAGTCGATAATGAGGCCGATGTATTTTTAAGAATAGACCGCAGCTATAAAAAAGGGGTTATAGGGTATACTTATCCAAGCAGTAAATGGCAATATTTATACAAATGGGTTTTGCGTGAAAAATCCCCTGGGTATATTGCAGGAAATTTGGCGCATGAGTATTGTCATAAACTTTCATATTCGCATTCAAAAAATAATAATGTTCATCGGAAGCATACAGTTAGTTATGCAGTAGGAAATTATGTTAGAGATTTTATAAAGGATTATGAAAATGGGAAAAAAACATGAAGAAGTAACTGTTTATTGCGAATATACAGAGTTGGTTGATATTGAAAAAATAAAACCGCATCCCGACAACAACAACAAGCATACGCATGATCAGATAGTTAGACTTGCTAAAATTATAGAAAATAATGGTTGGACTGCACCTATTACAATATCAAAAGAAAGAAACGTAATAACAAAAGGACATGCTCGCTTAGAAGCGGCCAAATTTTTAAAATGTAAGCAAGTGCCAGTACAGTATATAAAATATAAAAGTCTAAAACATGAATATGCAGATTTAACCGCAGATAATGAAATAGCTAGATGGGCAGAAATAGATATTGAAAAAGTTAAAAATAAAATATTGGAGTTTGATGATTTTGACGTTGACCTTTTAGGGATAAAAGATTTTGACATTAACGATATAGCAGGAAATATAAATAATATTGAAAATGAAAATATTATACCTGAAATAAAAAAATCATACGTTAAGAAAAATGATATCTGGATTCTTGGGGAAAATAAACTGCTTTGCGGTGATTCTTCATCGGTTGATAACATAGAAAAGTTATTAGAAGGTGAAAAGGCAGAGTTAGTATTCACTGATCCACCATACAACCTAGAAACAAAAGGCGGTAAGAATCAATTAGTAGGGAAGATGTTAAATAAATTAGGAGAGTCGATAGAGCATATATCAGACTTTAACCCTGATGAATTTCTTAATGTTATGCCTCTATTATTTGATAAAAATAAAATGAATGCATATATATTTTGTAATAAAGATTTAGTACCTAATTACTTAAACTGGGCCGTAAGCAATAAATATAATTACAATATTCTGTTTTGGAAAAAACCAAACGCTATACCCATGGGTGGGAGTCATCGGCCCGATGTTGAATATTTGTTATTATTTAGAAGATCAGCAACTTGGAATAATGCAGTAAAAGGCGTTACTTATTCAAAATGCCTTGAGTTTGAACGTGATAACAGTGAAGACCATCCCACAATCAAACCGATACCTTTGATACAAAATGAAATTTTGATAAGTTCAAGTAAAAATGGTCTTGTTGTAGATTTTTTTGGTGGATCAGGATCAACTGTCATTGCGTGTGAAAAAAACAATAGAAAATGTTATTGCTTTGAGTTAAGTGAATATTACAGCGATATTATTATAAATAGATGGCAAAATTACACTGGCAAAAATGCGATTCTTAAAAGTACAGGCCAAACATATAGGGAGGTTAAAGATGCCGAGGGGTAGACCGCCTTTACTAGATGAAGAAAAAGATAGGCAATTAAAAGCAGTTATGAGGCTAAAACCTACACTTAAGGATTGTGCTGCATTTCTTGAGTTAGATGAAAGCACTATAGAAAAATATATAAAAAGAACATACAAACTTAAATATTCAGAGTTTCGGCATATGTATATGGTAGAAACTCGATTTAATGTAGTAAGGGCATTAATAAAAGCTATTGATAACGGAAATATAAAAGCAATTGAGTTAGGCCTTAATTATTTTCTTGGTTGGAAAGTCAACAAAAATGATGATCATAGAAAAGATAGAATCCAACTTTGTTATAATCTTAAGGGGAAACAAAAATGATACCTGCACTGACAGAGTTTGACCCATATAAAATAAAATGGCAGGGTAGACTTGTTAACGATGTCAGATCAAATTTTGATTATTCTTTAGGCACTCATGAGGTGTTATTAAGTGGGAGTATAGGGAGTGCTAAAAGTGTAATTATGGCACATTTGGGAGTAACTCATTGCTTGTTATTTCAAAAGGCAAAATGTTTGGTTACTAGAAGATCACGACCTGATCTTGAAGAAACTATATGGAATGAGTTAATTGATCACATCGAAGGTTGTTTAGTGGAAGGTCATGACTATGAAGTCAACCAAGCAAAGTTAAAAATTTCATTTTCAAATGGTAGTGAAATAATCACTAGAACTTTTGCCGATGGCAGATATAAAAAATTTAGATCTTTAATATTGTCTATGGCAATAATTGAAGAGTTAACAGAAAATGACGACATGGAGTTTTATAAAGAAATAAGGATGCGTGTTGGTCGAGCAACACATATACCCGAACATTTAATAATATCTGCTACTAACCCTGCCGATCCTGATCATCCTGCTTATGAATATTTTATACAAAGTGATAGTAAACTTAGACATACTTACTATTCTAAAACTTCAGAAAATCCATTTTTACCCGATAGCTATGTAGAAAGCTTAAGAGAAAGTATGTCTGAAAGAGAAGCTAAAAGAATGTTAGAGGGGCAATGGATTGAGTTATCAAAAAGTGTTATCTATTATAATTATTCAAGTGAAAAAAATTTCAAAAAGTATTCTAAAGAAATTGATCCAAGGTATCCAATTGATTTAATGTTTGATTTTAATATTGCCGCAGGAAAGCCCATGAGTGCCGCAGTAGGTCAATACATTGATCAGGTTTTCCACATTATAAAAACATTTATTATAGAAGGTGCTAGAACGCAGGACATATTAGATGAAATGGAGAGTTTTGGCATTTTTAAATATCAAACTCTTTATAGGGTTTTTGGTGATGCCGCAGGGAAAGCAAGGGACACTAGAAGCAAAAGAAGTGATTACGATATAATCATAAATTTTCTGAAAAACTTGGTTAGGTATCAAATGAAAGTGCCTGCCTCTAACCCACCGATAAGAAAAAGACATAATATAGTTAATGCCACATGTGAAAATGATAAAAAAAAGATAAGATTATTTATATACAAAGATGCACAGGACGCAGACAAGGGAATGCGATTGACAAAGTTGCTTCCAAACTCAAACTATGTTGAAAATGACAAATTTGAGTTTCAACATATAACTACTGCAATAGGATATTATATTCATGCATGTTATGTTGACAATGTAAGAAAAAGTAGAACATATCAACTATAAAATGTTCCACGTAGAACAATTTGAAATGTTCCACGTAGAACATTTACAAAAATCAAGGATGAGCAATGGCACTTATAGAGCAAGCAAAAGATTTAGCTGAATACATAAACTCAAACAGGCGATATCTAAATCATAATTATCAATTGTTTGATATTTACGAAGGAAATTTAAAACCATATGTTGATACTATTTTAAAAGCTTCACTCTCCGATCATTATTATAATCAGATTAAAGAAAGAATATACCCTATTAATATTTTGAAAAGAATAATAGATAAGTCAGCGAGAAGTTATTCAAATAATCCTATTAGGGAAGCTACAAGTGACGAAAAAATTTTACAATATTACGAAGTTGCTTATTCTTTTAATCAAAGCATGAACAGTGCCGACGAGTTTGTAAATTTATTTAAAGGTTATGCCCTAGAACCCTTTATAAGTAATGGTCTTCCTTCTCTCAGAGTTTTGCCCTTTGATAGATTTTTAGTAGAAAGCGATGATGTTACCGATCGAACAAGGATGACAAAATTTTATAAATACATTGGTCAAATTTCAAAACAAAAAAATAATCAATCTAGATCAGTAGATCTTTGGTTTGTTTATACTAAAGACGAATTTATCGCAATAGATAGCGAAGGCGATATTGTGCCTGAATATATGAAGGACGCCAAGGGGAATGATTTAAACGGTGAAAACCCTTTAGGGTTTATTCCCTTTTATTACGGCAATAGGTCCAAGTATAAAATATTACCTACTCAGGATACTGATACTTTGGCACTTGCAAAATTATTTCCTGTTCAAATTTCAGACCTGGCAGGAACTATTTTATTTCAATGTTTTTCTATCGTTTACGGCATTGATGTCGATTCTGAAAATATGGTAATGTCGCCAAATGCTTTTTGGAGTATGAAAAGTGATCCTCAGTCAGATAAAACACCTCAGGTCGGCACGATTAAACCAAATGCGGATATTGACAAGGTGTTAAGTTTCATAAAAGAAGTTTTTGCATCATGGATGGAAAGCAGGGGCATACGTGTTGGATCACTCGGTAATAGTGATGGGACAATGAATATTTCAGGTATATCAAAAATTATCGATGAAATGGATACATTTGAGGCAATCAAAAGACAAATAGAATATTTTAAGGTTGACGAATACAAGTTTTGGCAGCTTCAGAAAAATATGCATAATTTTTGGTTAGAAAGTGGTGATATAAAGAATATGCCACGCTTACCCGAAAACTGGCAGGTTTTTACAGAGTTTGACTCTCCACGGCCTGCAATTTCTAGAACTCAAGAAATTGAAGACGTTAAAAAACAACGAGATTCAGGACTTATAAGTACAGAAACGTCAATTAAAAAATTATACCCTGATTGGTCCGATGATGATGTAAGAAAGGAAATGGATTTAATAAAAGCAGAGGATTTTTAATGGCAAAATGGCAGAGAGAAAAAATAAAAATTAGAAAAGATTTAGGGCCTTTACAGCGTGAAGCTGTGGGCCTTGAAATTATCGAACGGATAAAAGATAGAACTAAAAAAGGGTTTGATCGTAAAGGAAAAAAATTTCCTGGTTATAGTAAAAACTATACCGAGTCACTTGATTTTAAAATTGCAGGGAAAAGCGCAGGGAAAGTTGACCTTGAGTTATCTAGTGAAATGATGAACTCTATTGAAGTCTTGTCTCACAAAAAAGGCGAGATAGTTATAGGGTTTGATAAGGGGAATAGTGATCTAAACGGAAAGGTTGAGGGTAATAGACTAGGTACCTATGGGGGTAAACCGAAAAGGGGTAAAAAAAGAGATTTTCTAGGAATACAAAGAAAGGATCTTGTAAAAATACAAAACAATTATGATTACAACAAAGAAGAAAGAAACAAAATAAAGGATAGAATAAATAGAATACATTCTATACTGGGGTAAGTATGTCTATTGAAAAACAACTTGAAAGCATTATCAATAAGAAAGTTGGTGAGTTTATAAGTAATAGTTTTAACGATAGATTGTTAAATAAAGTAGGAAAGGCCGCAAGGGATCAAGTCGTAAAACGTACAAGATTAGGAAAGGGAGTCAAAAAACCTGGGGGTGGCCCTGCTCGAAAATTAAAAAGTTTGCAGGAAATTACTGTTATTTATAGAGGGGAATATAAAGAAAATCTATCACCTTTAACTAGACCTAGAAAATCTAATTTAACTGCCACAGGTCAATTATTGGATAGCATTTCTTATAAGATCATTAAAAGAGGCCAAAAAAAATCATTAAGATTATACTTCAAAGAAAATAGACGCTTTGAACTTGATGGGACACCTGCAAAAATAAGTCACAAAAGAATAAACAAGCAGGTGGAAAAAAATGGAAGATCTTTTTTTTACTTAGCAGGTTTTGAACTTAAAAAACTTTCGTCGATCATCTTTGACGCTTTGAATAAGCGTTAATTATTCACTATATTGATTTTTTATTTAAATGGAGTTAAAATTATGGACGATAGCACAAAAACAGAATTTTCTGTTTCTGACAAAACTACAGTCAACAGTCAGTTTGTGACTGACTCACCTAACGATCTAGTGGATCAAGGCAATGACTCAAAAGTTGTTAGCGATTTACAAGATACAGTTTCTTATAAAACTCATGAAAAGTTGTTAAATCAACACAAAAAACAACAGGCCAGGTTAAAAGAGCTAGAAGAAAAAGAAAGAGAAAGAGAAGAAAGCGAACAGTTAAAACGTGGAGAGTTTGAAAAAGTTTTAAGCCTGAAAGAAGAAAAAATAAAAAACCTGCAATCAGTTGTTGAGCAAAGAGAAACTGAAAGAATCGAGGGCAAAAAACTTATGGCATTTATGGATAAGTTGCCTGGTGCTATTTCAGACAATGACTATTTGTCTCACATTGATATTGATTCAATTATTATTGATGAAAATGGTGAAATTGATAGTCTGAGTTTAGAAAAA